GTTGTTGAGTCAATGGTTTCCTAAAGATGACTTTGAATGGAAGAGTCAACTATTCTCTAAGCCATCAGCTGCTAAGAAAGGTGTTAAACAAACCAAGGCTGAAGAAATACTAATAATGAACTATGTATGAATATGATAATAAAGAGTTGAAGTCCTTGTTAAGTCAAGGCTTCTCTTTTACTGATTCTTGGCACAAACATAATAAAGAAGAATATAAAGAGTTTATTCTATTCTTTAAAGATCAAGAAGTGCTAAGATGGAGAACTGATATGGGAATCTGTAATGATTTGGTTGCAATAATAAAAAAATATATCTCTGATAAAAGAGACCAAAAACTTACTGAGCTTGGAATCTAATGGAAATATCTATAGAACACACTAATGTATTCACAAGAAACTTTGAGGCACTAAACAATGAAAATATAAGGTTTGTAATAAACCAAGGTTCTACCCGTTCAAGTAAGACCTATTCATTGTGCCAACTAATGATTGTTTATTGTTTGAATAACCCAAACAAACTTGTGAGTATTGTTAGAAAGTCATTTCCTTCTCTTAGAGCCACCGTTTATAGAGATATGATAGATATACTCACAGAGTTAAAGATATACTCTGAGAAGTTTCATAACAAGACAGAAAACATATACACATTTCCTAATGGTTCAAGAATGGAGTTCTTCTCATTAGATGATTCACAAAAGGTAAGAGGTAGAAAAAGAGATATCTTATGGGCTAATGAAAGCAATGAGTTATCATTTGAAGAGTTCAACCAGTTAAACTTTAGAACTGGTGAGAAACTCTTTTTTGACTTCAACCCTTCTGATACAGAACATTGGTTGTATGAACTTATTGAAAAAGACAATGGAACTTTAATACACTCTACATACAAAGACAATACATTCCTATCAAGAGACCTTGTTAAAGAGATTGAAGAACTTATTAAAGTAGATCAAGACTACTATAACATATACGCACTTGGTTTACCATCTAAATCAAATCATGTTGTTTATTCTCATCAAAAGGTTTATGATCTATGTCCTGAACCACAAGAAACTATTTATGGACTTGACTTTGGTTATGCCCACCCTACGGCACTTATAAAGTGTGACTTCTATGAGAATGAAGTATTTGTTAGTGAGGTTATCTATGAAAGTTATTTGACCACTGATGAGTTGATTGAAAGAATGAACCTATTGGAAATAAACAAAAGAATAACAATAGTGGCAGATTATGCCAGACCTGAGATAATAGAACAGATAAGAAGAGCTGGCTACAATATACACAATGCAATCAAGAATGTTAAAGAAGGTATTGATGCTGTTAAGTCTATTGGACTTAACTATCATTTTGAAAGTAAAAATATAGCCAGAGAGTTTAGAAACTACAAATGGAAGGTTATAAATGATAAGATACAAGATGAACCTGTAAAACTACATGATGATGCTCTTGACGCGATCCGTTATGCAGTTCTGTATAAAAGAAAGATGGGTGGTTCCGCCAGTGATATCTATGATTTCGGGTATCTCTAAAAACAAGAGAAGATATAGTATTTAATATATACTATATGACTAACAAAGAATATAAGAAAATAGTTGATACATTCCTATCAACAAGATATGACTTTCTTTGTGAGTGTGCGCGTAATATAACTTTCAAAATGAAAACAGATCACACAGAACTTGTATCGGAACTGGCAATCTTTTTATATGAGAATAAAGAGAAGTTGGAACCATATATGGACTCTAAAATGTTAGAAGGGTTTTCTGTTAGTTGGTTGAAAATACAAGGAAGACATAAGACAAGCCCATTCAACAGAAAGTGTTTATATCAGAATGATAAGATGACCGATCAGATACCTGATTTAGAAGCACCAGAACAATCAACAGAAACAGAAGACCCTTACATAACAGATTTAAGGAATGTTTACACAGATGAACAGATAGAAAATATACTCAAAATACACGAGATATACCCAGCCTTACACCCATCACACCAAATACTATTCAAGGCTTACTTCATTGAAGACCTAACTTATGATAAGATTAAAGACAAGTATACATTCTACAAAGTGGTGAATGGTAAGAAGATAAACTATAAATCAAAGTATTCAATCCATAAAATGATGGTGGACTTGAAAAAAGAAATAAAAAAGAAACTATGAATGAAATAATCTTTTGGAGTTGCGTTGGCTGGCTCCTACAAGTTGCTGAGCCTATTCTACACATAAAAAGATATCTTGGCTTTAAAGTTGAAGAATATGATAAACCAGAATACAAGAATATGAGATGGTTACATAGATTGATATACTGCACAACCTGTTTAACATTCTGGGTAGTTTTAATATCTACTTGGAGTATTTACATTGCGTGTGTATCATCGGTTGTAGCCACTATTATAGAAAAAATAAATAAGTAAAATGAAAGAACTAAACAAAGAACTAATGATTCTCCTTGATGAGTTAAGGGGAAAAGATTTCATAGATGCAGGTCAGTGCACCAGAATGTTTAACCTAAACAATGCAATCTTTCCTGATTTAAAGGAATGGACACCATCTTGTGGTGCTTGTAGAGAAAGAGTTTACAACAGATTAGTAGACTACGCTAAAAACATAAAATAGAAAAAATATATTTAATCATATGAATAAGAAAGAAAAATCTTGGAAAGACATCACATTAAAGATGGCAATAGAACTGATTCAGTTAAGTCCTGAAAATGACCTTGATCTGATAGTGAATAGACTTGCTATATTAAAAGACCAAGACCCTGCTGATATTGAGAAAATGAGTTTTGATGATATCACAAAAGAATACAAAGATTGGAACTTTGTTGGAACATTACCAGAACAAAGAAAAGATGAAACATTCAAATGGAATGGAGTTAGATATGGTAGAGTAAACTTTGCCAAGATATCATTGGCACAAATGGTAGACATTGAAGAGTTCTACGCAATGGGTTTCTTAGAGAATGTTCACAACATACTTTCTATATTGTATTTACCAGTAAAGAGTTACAACTATATTACAAAGAAGTATACATTGGAAACTTATGAGTTCAACCAAGAGGTTGCCGACTCATTTTTAGATATAGATTTTGACTTTGTTTATGGCAATCTTCTTTTTTTTTGGACTATCGCAAGGGTTTATACCAGCAGTTTGAAGGATTATTTAATCAAGAAGAACCAGACGGAGATGATGAAAGTATCACAGATAATGGGGATAGACCAGGGTTTGCTGAGACACAAAGAATAGAAGAAGAAAAGAAACAATCAAAATGGAACTGGATAGGCATCATTTATAGGTTGTGTGACGGAGATATAACAAAAACAGAACAAGTAGTAGATAAAACATTTATTGAATGCTTGGTTTGGATGAGTTACCAAAAAGAAATGAATAAATAAAATGACTTACAATCAAATACTTAAAAGATTTGAGGAACTACAAGGAGCAAACCCTTTCTTGAAAAGGTTTGGTTCTGGTGATATCACACAAATGGATGCTATCTTGCCAGAAAGTATTGAATACCCGTTTATGTGGGTTGTTCCACAAAATATGGAGGTTGGTGACCATACCATTACTTATAGATTCAGAGTTCTTATCTTTGACCAAGATAGCACTGATGATTCGCATCAACAAGAGATACTATCAGACACATTGAGAATATGCCAAGATATAATCTCTAACTTTAAATCAACTACACAAGATGATGTTGAAGTTGATACACCGATACAATGTTTACCATTTACAGAAAGATTTGTTGATTATGTAGCTGGGTGGTATTTTGATATAAATATAATAGCAACCTCTCCGTCAGATTGCGACCCATACTAAGATGAGTGATACAAGATTATTAGAAGATTTAACTGGAATAGCAGTAGGTATTGTTAAAGAGATGAAAAACATCATCAAACTTAATGGTGCCTTTGCTACTGGCAATCTTTATAACTCTGTTAAATACAAAGTATACAAAGACAAGAGCGAGAAGTTTCATATGGAAGTAGATTATGTTTACTATGGTCTTTTCATTGATATGGGTAGAAAACCTGGTAAACAACCACCATTGAGAGATATTCAAGAATGGTGTAGAATAAAAGGTATTCCACAAGAAGCTGCTTTCGCTATCGCAAGAAAGATTGGTAGATTTGGTTTCAAAGGTATAAACTTCACAAAACCATTTGAAGACGATCAAGCTGTAGTTGCCAAGATAATGAAAGAGATGGGTAAAGACTTTGCCGATGATGCCGTAGAACAAATACTAAGAGATGTAAAATACTTTGATAAAACCTATAGAACCAAAAAATAAAATAAAGATATGCCAGTTCAAATACTAAACAGACCTTATGCTGGTCTAACACCAAAGATAACACCAGTTTACAATGGTATAGCATTCACACTTGATTCAACTTTAAAGTTAAAGCCTAACTTTAAGTATATTGCTGAGATATATGTTGATAACAACAAAGTTACCGAGTTGAGACACCACCCAGATATTTCACATGATAATAAAGGTGTGTTTGAAGTTGGTAGAGTTATTGAAAACTTTATCGGTTATGATATAGAACTTCAGTCAAATGCTGGAACCTACAATGGTGAAAGAACTAATAGAAGATACTATGTTGAGTTTGGTGAAGAATATTCATCTGCCAACCCAATAATAAAAGTAACTCCTAATGATTCAACTTCATTTAGAATCTATTCAAGTGATAGTGCTGCTTTTAATATTTGGAATGTAGGCAACTATGTCTTGATTGGTGGTTCTGATGTAAGTTCCTACAATGGTTGGGCTAAGATAACATCTATATCTGGAAACTCTGCTATTGTTACAGGTCTTGGACCATTCACAACAACTCCTTCATATTTAAATATGTATTACTACCAAGGTTATTCAAGCACAAGCATACCAACTGGTGCGTGGGGTTATCAAAATGTAGGTGGAACTAACTTCTTAACTCTTTGTGTTTCTACTAACAATGTATCTGGTTCTACAGGTTATGATAGAGTAAAGTTGTATGTTGGAAATAAAGTTATCATAAAACAAACAAGTGCTGGAACTCAACAAGTAGGTCAACAATACTATGAGAACAATGAGTTTACAATAACAAGTAAAACAATAACAAATGTTGGTGGTCAAGCATGTGTTAGATTGAGATTTGATGCTCCTTACGCAGGTGTGATGCCAGCTGGTATTATAGGAACCGTTATCACAAAAGACAATGTTGTGAACAAAGGACAAGCATCTACATCAGGTGACTTATCATATACTTTTAATGGAGCTTTACAATATCAAGAATACTTAGATTGGACACCAACTCCTTATTTATGGAATGGTTCAACTTCAAAGTTTCTTACTAAAAGACCTGATTCATTGAAAACAATAAATGTTTGTGGTGATGAACACTGGACTTTGACTACATTCGGAACAGCTCAGAATGCTGGTAGTACAAACTATAAAGTTCAAACAGAAACTTGGTCTACTACATTGCCTTATGGTGCAACAGGATCAATGTCTACAGGAACATATGGTTGGAGAATATCTATTCCGACTTCTGTTGCATCATCTTACAATATAGGGGATTATGTAACAATAACTTCTCCAAGCAATGGAACAAGAACAGGACAAGTAGCTACAAAGTCTGTATCAGGATCCACAACCTTTATTAGTATAAACTCTGGTGGTGCTCCAATAGTAGAGACAGGAACTATTACAAGAAATATAGCGGTTAAGTATTACAACCTACCAGTTCAAGGAACATCTACAATACAAGCATGTGGACCTAAAAACTATAAACAAAGTGCTTACGCAGAGTTTTTAAATGGTTCTTGCTACAAATATTTTGTTAGAATAGTAGGTAATAGCATTACTTCTACACCTTGGAATCCATATTCAGTTCAAAAGTCGGAAACTTGGACTTTCAACATATCTTGTGATTGTTCTACTAAGACAAAATACAAACTTATGTGGTTGAACGAACTTGGTGGCTGGGACTTCTATACATTTGATTTGGGAAGCAATAAATCATTGGTGATAGAAAAGTCTATCTATCAAAAGAAACTAAAGGAAATCAAATCTAACAACGCTTATACATATACTCAAGGAAATAGAGGAAGAACTACTTATGATACAAAGTCAACTTTGAACTATGTTGTTAGATCAAACTTCTTGACTCAAGAAAAGATTGAGTGGTTGTCTTGGTTGTATGAGTCTCCAGAAGTTTATTGGATTGATGAGACAAACAACAAACTACACCCTATTGTTGTTAAGGCAACTAATGTTGATATACCTAACAAACAGAATGCTGGAGATGCTGGACACCTTTATATATACACCGTTGAGTTTGAAACGGCTTATGATAGAACTATTCAAAGAGGTGGTGATATTCAGTATGTGGCTCAATCAACCAACACTCCTGGTGTTGGTGGTAACCAATGGGGTGATTATAGTATAAGCTACTATTAAAACATGTAACATCATGATATAATAACTAAAATAATAATATAAAAATGGATATAGCAATAAATGTAGCAAATGTAGCAGGAACTATCAAAGGAACCTTAGATATAGGTGATGCTGATTTGAATATGATATTTCAACTTTCAGATGTTACTGAACCACAAAAGAGAAAAGCAAACTATGTTAGAAAGTTTACTATTCCTGGAACAAAGAACAACAACCAACTATTCAATGGTATATTTGAACAAGGTTACTCAGTGCACTTATTAAACCCTAATAAGAAACTAAACGCACAAGTTGTCTTTAATGGAAATATAGTATTTGAAGGAGCACTTCAACTTAACAGAATAATAAAGAATAATGATAGTCAAAAAATAGGTTATGAGATTACTATCTATGGTTCTCTTGCCGATTTCTTCAATGATATAAAAGATGCCAAACTTAGCGATATAGATTTCTCTGAATACAACCACAATATGATCAGAGAAAACATTATGGCTTCTTGGGCTTACAAAGTTCCTTATTACATTAAGAACGCAACAACTACTCCATTAGGTGGTCAGTATACTGCTAAAACAATGGATGGTTTCATTATAAAGAATGGTGTTAAACAACCATTTATGTTAGGAGAAGGTTATGTTTACCCCTTCATAAACAAAGGACAAACTTCTATGAACCTTGGAACATCTACACTTGACTGGACACCAGCAATGTATGTTAGAACTATAATGAGAAAGATATTTGATAAGTATGGTTGGAAATGGAGATCAAGGTTTTTTGATTCAGAAACATTCAAGAAACTTATCATTCCTTATGGTAAGGAAAAGATTACAGATGACTTCTTTGCTTCTTTGAGCAAGACAGAGAAAACACAGGTTCTCTCTCAGTTTATTGCGAATGTTGGAACACCAACAAGTCCAGGTATTCAACTTGGACCTAACATGGTTCCTACATTGGCTCGTAAGATAAACAACAACCTAATAAAGTTTACAAATGATACTATTGAGCCAGGCAAGGATGATGGTGGCTTATATGATCCAACTACAGGTTTCTTTACACCAGCACAAACATTCAACTATGGTTTATATGGCAACATAGTTCTTACGGTTCAAATGGTTCCTCAAAGTGCAATCTCTATTAAATATGTTGGTAAGAACATACCAGCAAAAGTAAAGTTGTGTGATGTTACTAACTGGAACCCATCTGGAGCACCATCAACAAACAATGGAACAACTACTATTGGAACTGGAACTATTGTAGAGTTGGCTTCCAAATCAGTTTCTTTTCCTGTGGAAGGAGTATCTTTTGGACCAAATGGAACATCAACGGTAACTGCGTTTGTTCCGTATACAGGACAACTTACGGCTGGTAGAAAATACGCAGTTCTTGTAGATTGGGAAATACCTGCTGGTAGTTACGCATCAGCCTTCATAAATCAAGGGACTGGTCAGGTTATTGGTGGTCAAATAAAACTATTCGCATCTGGTGGTAGTCCTGTTCCATCTCAAACAGATAGTTCAAGATTTTATGCAACGGTAACACAAAACTCGGTTGAGTATAATCAAACCGTGAATATGAACAAGGTTCTTGATAGTTCTATTAGAATAGCAGATTTCATTGTTAGTATAAACAACTTGTTTAATCTTTATTGGAAGTCAACTGGCAATGATAGAGAGTTTATTATTGAACCAAGAGATACTTTCTACAACAACACAAATATTAGAGATTGGACTGATAAGATTGATAATGCTGAGAATGTTACTATTGAACCACTTTATGAACTTACTGCCAACAAGTATTCATTTGCCTATATGGAAGATGGTGACTATTTAAATGATGACTACCAATCAATCTATTCAACAACACACGGTTCAAAAAGGATTGAAGTTGATAATGACTTTATTGATAATGAAGAAATGATATCTCCAAAGTTTGCAGCATCTCCACAATATCAGTTTGCTGGAACAGAAATAGTTTCTCCTGCTTTCATTAGAAAAGACGCGACTAAATACTCGGTTACGGCAGTTAAGTCAAGAATACTTTTCTATGGTGGTTTGATACCTACAAAGAGATCATCTATTTCAACACTTATTGATTTTTCACAAGCATCAGGAAATAAATATGTTGTTTTTGATAGTGATAGACCATCTCTTTACTTTGATAACTACCCTTATTGTGGACACAATGACCACCCATTCAACCCAACTCAAACATTGGAATATGGTATGTCAAAGAAGTTGTATTATGATATGCAAGCTCTTAACGCGACTATTACCAACAATAACTTGTTTAATGTTTATTGGAGAAAGCAGTTCTTGGAACAAACAGATCCAGATAGTCATTTACTAACGGCTACTTGTATTTTAACGGCACTTGATATACAAACATTAGACCTTACTGGTATAATAGAAGTAAACTTTATCAAATATAGAATAAACAAAATAACTTACAACCCAATAACATATATTGCGGAAGTTCAACTTGTTAAGAAACTTGATACAGCACCATTCACACCTTCATATATGAGTTATTCTGATGTTATCGGTTGGTCTCCTAACCCAGGTAGTAATACAGGAGTTCAAACTGGTGGTGTAACTCCTTGGAGACCTTGGAGACAAGAATGGGATGTTCCGCTTACTAACCCTTGGGAAGATAATCCTAATGTATGGGGAACGCCTTGGATGACTCCGCAGATCGGTATACAAGATTGGGGAACTGCTGTATTCCAAGCAAGAGAAATATCAAATACACAAAATCTACCATTTTCTCCAGCTCCTATTCCAAACAACATATCTGGTAAAATGAGACAAAACTCATTTGTTGACTTTCCACCTGAACCATCATTTACTTTGTTTGATTCTACTACAACAAATGTTTTCTACAGACAGCAAAATCAAATAGTTCAAGGTGAAAACAACAGAATAGCTCCAGGTGTTACAGAAGCTGTTGTGAGAGGTAGTAACAATACTATTTCTTCAAACGCTAGAAAAGTTTCTATAACTGGTGATAACAACTCTGTTCAAGCTGGTGTTGAAAATGTTACTATTGTTGGTAGTGGTCATGTTGTAAGTGAAAGCAATGTTTCTATTATACAAGGTGTTAGAATGCAGAATGGTAGAGTTCAAAACAACAAACTACCACTTATTTCTGGAAATGGAAATGAGGCAAGTTCTTGTTTAATATCTGGTGGAATAAACAATGTTCTTATTGGAGCTGGACTTATCATGCCATCAAACGAATCATAAAAACAGATAATGTATAATATATATTTATGATATAAAAAGAAAAGTAAAATATGAGTTGCGAAAATACTAATGCGAGGCTTCAAATAAAATACAGCACTATAGCGGGACAAGTTCCTACTATTCCTTCTACAAACGACCACAATGATGGAACTTGGAACCCAACAGACATTTATGTTGGTGAGTTTTTTCTAAATGCGACTGATGATAAACTATGGGTAAGAACTATTGATGGTTTACTACCAATGGGTGGAACTGGTGGAACTGGTTCTTTTATTGGTGACTTTGTATCAAAGGCACATGGTGGAACATATTCTGGTCCTGTTTGGGCACCAACTTTTTCATCTACGTCTATGGTGGCAACTACAATATCGGCTACATCTGTAAATGCTAACATATTCGGTTCGTCTGGTTCTACATATTATGGAGATGGTTCTCATTTGACTGGAGTAACAACCGTTTGGAATGGTGGAACCGTATCTAACCCAAGTGAGTTCAACAACACGGTTGATTTCAACCAAGACATATCTGTAAACAATGTTTATGCAGGAACACTTGGTTATACTCACATACACTCAGATGTTACGGTTGATGGTGGTTTAAGTGCATCTTACTTTGTTGGTGATGGTTCTTTACTTACAAACTTACCTATTGGTCCAACAGCAAACTATTATACTACCAACTCTTATTTAGACGGAAATACTATTAGATTTGATAGAACTGATTTATCTGATGCTTATTCAGTTGATCTAACACCTATATTGTTTACACAATCTGTTGCTGGTTTTGATTGGAACTCTTCTTTAAATGAAGCTACAATCTTTATCAATGATGGTTCATTCTTTACAATAAACTTAAATGTATTCAGTGATATATCTGCTGGTATCATAAACGCTACTGATGTTTACGCAAGTAACTTCTATGGAACATTTAATGGTGTATTCACAGATGATATCTATACAACTTCAGCAACATTGGATGGAACGGAAGCTGTCTTTACAAGAACAGACGGAGTTACTTATTCATTAGACCTTTCTACTTTTAGTGGAGGCGGTGGTGCTACTGGACCTGCTGGTGCAACCGGCGCGACTGGTGCGAACGGATTGAGGTCTATTATGAACTTATCATATACAGGTTCTGGCTTAACATTAGGTTTAGGAACAAAAACATTACCTATTGGAACTCCAATAAACAACTTAGGTTGGCAACAAGGAACAAGAGTTAGAATCTGGAATGACGCTACTCATTATATGGAAGGACAAATAACTTCTACTATTGCTAACCCACAAACAACTGGTATAAATGTAAATGTTGATTATGTTGTTGGAACTGGTTCTTTTGGAGCTTGGTATGTTGGTATTGCTGGTGATTTAGGTTCTGGTGGTTCTGGTGGTTCTCAAACATTAGAAGATACATTAGTATTAGGAAATCAAACAGGTGCAAATGATATAATAGTAAATACTGGTTATGGTATTAAACATGATACCGATAATACTTTAATGGTTGAATATGGCAATGATGGAACATTTGATTATGTATCTGTTGGAGACACAACAAGTTCAACATTTAAGGTAAGAAAAGACAATGATTGGAGAATAGATCAAACATTAGGAAGCGTAACCACATCAGTATTTTCTAATGTCGGTGATGGTAGTGTAGATATATTATCAACTGATGGCACAACAAGTGCAAGTATATCTGTTCAATCTGTTGGTGATATAAATATGTTAGGAAGCAATCAAATATATTATAGCCTTACAGACCCTTCAAGTAACTTTAGTGCAGTAGGAACTATTGCAAAAGACACAACAAGTTTAGGTAATGATTATATTTCTCCTAACCCAGGTTTTCCTGATTTTCACAGAAGAGGCTCGGTAAATACTAAATCTGGAGCTGCGATGGGTGATGAAACTTGGGGTGAGTTAAGATCTGAAAATGTGAATGGAACTTCTTACGCTTACATTAGGTCAACTGACTTAGGTGGAGCCTACCCTGCGAATATAATGGAAGTTGGTGATGTAGGAACTGATTGGACTACAATAGAACACAACTTCAATGAGATAAAGATAACATCAACAAATACTGGTTTCTATGGTGTTCAGTATGACCAAGATTGGTCAGCTAACTACACGAATAGAAGTTTAGTTGATAAGGAATATGTTGATACACATATATCTTCAGGTGCTACTGGACTTGGTGGTGTTTTAAGTATCTCAAACTCCACTGGAGCGAACGATATACTTGCTTCAAATGGTTATGGTATTGCCAACTATGATGGTGTTCAAAAAAGCAAAGGTCTTGGATTTGATTCCGATAGTGTATTTTTATATAGTGGAACTGGTTCTATAGAAGACTATTCTCCTAATGGTATGTTGAGTATGGATAGTGCCGGAGCAATAAACGTGCAAACCGTTGATAGTCTATATGTGAATATGAACCTTTATGGTTCTGGAACTGGTGTCTTCAATGTAAACGGACATAGCTCGTTCGCAGGTATACAATACCAAAACAACTATTCTGCTAACTACACAAGCAGAAGTTTGGTTGATAAAGGATATGTTGATGGAGCTGCTATTAGTGCGGCAGGTGGAACAGCAGCAGCTACTATGTTTGCATCGGTTGTATCTCCTGCCGCGTTTGGTGGTCTTCCTTGGTATAAACTTAATACTCCAGCAATATCTTTCTCAACTGCCAACTATACCTTATCACAGAATGTAATAAACTACTCAATGATAAGCTTAGTTCCAGGTGAGGTAATAAACGAGATTGCTATATATTGCTCTACTGCTTTAGCAGCGGCTACTGCTTCTATCGCCTTATATTCTGTTAGTTTGGATGCAAATGGATATCATTACCCATCTACTCTCTTAACTACATTTGGAGATTTATCGTTGGCGACTACTGGTAGAAAAACAATAACAGGGTTGAACTATACAATACCTTTTTCTAAGAATGGAATATACTATACTGCTATTCTAAGAACAGGAGCGGCAGGGTCTCCTACAATAACAGGACCAGCGAATACCACTTCTAATGTTTATTATGGATCGTTGAATGCTACAACAATGGATAGACCGATGACGGCAAGACCATCAGTAGCGTTTACTTCGTTTCCAACAACAATAACTTCAGCATCCTATTCGGCATATGTTTCTTCAACAACTTTGCCATACATAGGGTTTAGATAAAAAAATATAATATTATTATTATGATAAGAATAGACACAAATGAAACTTGGATGAAACAACAAGACGGGACAATGCTTTTAGTGATCGCTGAGCAGGTTGAGGTTGATATAAAAACTCCTGAAGAGGAGTTATATGAGAAGGAGCAAGAGCTTATTAGAATATATAATGAAGTTCAAGAACTCAAAAATAAATAACAATAATGGGTATATTATTAAACGATAATGGATATAAATATGTTCTTACCTGGAACCCAACAACTAGCAATCTTGAGTTGTTAAAATATGGGTTGACTACATTTGACTATTCATCAGGTGAATACTTAAAGACTCTATTGGATACGACTATCATTGGAGGTGGTGGTGGTGGATCGGGAACCTCTGGGACATCAGGAACTTCTGGGACTTCTGGTTTATCAGGAACTTCTGGGACTTCTGGCTCAAGCGGTGTAAATGGTTTTAGCTCCAATATATTTTTATATGAAGCCAAAACATCAAATACTACAGGCGATCCTGGTTCGGGTCATATTCTATGGAACAATGCAACTCAAATCTCTGCAACTCAAATAAATATAAACCATCTTACGGATTCTCCGATTATAGATATAGACATATTTTTGGCATTATTAGGCACGGGACAGAAGATTACGATACAAGATAGAAACGATAGTGGTAACTATCAAATATGGTTGATTACATCAACTCCAACTTTAAATGTAGGAGCCAGCAACTATTGGCAAGTGCCTGTGTCTTTAATCTCATCTGCTGGGTTAGGAACAACAAACTTTTCAAACAACCATCAAATATTCCTATCAACAATCTCTCAATCAGGAACTTCTGGAATAAGTGGAACATCAGGAACATCAGGAACTTCTGGAATAAACGGTTCTTTTGGAACAAGTGGGACTTCTGGAATAAATGGTTCTTCAGGAACGAGTGGAACTTCAGCGAGCAACAATACACAAGTAGTAGATGCGATGCTTCTTTTCCTATCTATAAACACATAAAAATAATATATAAAAAATGGCAACAAACCTTACATTTACAAGCACATCGTTTTATCAAGGAACCACAATGAGTGCTACCGCGTCTACACCGGCTACTGGAAAAGACATATTAGGTGGAACAGCATCATATGATAGAAGATTATATGGTATATCTGCGACTTCTACAGACACCGTAGCGAGAGATATGACTCTATGGTTCGGAACATCAACACAATATTTTCAAATAGCTAGAATCGCCATTCCAGTGAACGCTGGAAATACAAATGCTATCGGTCAAGTAGACATACTTGGAGATAGTAAGTTTGCAGGAACTTTTCAAAAACAGGCAGATGCCAACGGAAAACCTTATTTTAATCTACCGGCAGGATATACTATAGTGGCAGGAACTCCACAAACTACTGCTGGAACTTTTATTACCGTTCATACATTCGGAGAAAACTATAACTAAAAAATGCAACTAGGACACCAAACTGGAAGACTTCAAGGAATAAAGAACGGAAAAGGTCAAGCAAACAAGCATAGTGGGTTGAAACAGGGTATGCATAAGCTAACGCAGGACAAGACACATAGTCAGGATCCTGCCGAACTTACTGGAATAAAAAAACCAATCATATTTTGTATCAGCGACTTCTATACTCAACCATCCAACATAGAGACTAGACTTTTAGATCTATGTGGTTCTGGATACGCATTATATTGTAATGCCGGTGGCTCTTATAGACCTCAACCAATAGTAAAAGATATATTCAACAACAAGACCAGTATGGACTTTCAAAACCCATCTTCGTATTTAGTTCCTATTCCTACTCTCGCTCTTACAAACTATAACGCGATTACAACAATAATGGTGGTTAAGCTAAAAGGTCTTGCAACCAAGGCAGTATTTACAATAGACGACACTACTACACCAGGTGGACTAAACATTACAATAGAAGATACAGACAATAGGATATCTTCTACTTTTTATGGAGGACAGCCAGGTTCTGTAACGAACAGCAAGTTTGAATCGTTTAAGCCATCTGGCGAGGCATGGGAATGGCAGATAATAACTTCAAAGGTAAGATTGGCTCAACCACAAGGTGCTGGTTCCGAACAAGAACTTTACATAAACGGTAACCTTCAAAAAAAGTTTATTAGTTCTAACTTTAATGTTATTACTACGGCATTCAACTCGGCACAAAATATCATTGTTGGAAATGATAATAGTATTCTATCAGGAACGAAAGGTGATGGAATAAAACTAGGAGGCATAGTCGTTCTTCCATACTGGGCGAACGAAACCGAACAGATAAGAATAGAAAACTATTGGAGAAGTTATTATGGAAGCAAGTTTTGATAATACTACACACAGATTGGAGTTTAAACAAGAGATTTTGGACAATCCAATCATTATAGAGATATATAATGGCGGTCCAAACCCATATTATACGATAGATCCATTGAATACTCCAGATGATGTAAGGGAATATTATTACTATCAGGGTATAGACTATCTATTTGATATAGTTCCTATAAAAACAATAATCTCTTAATATATATTTTATTAAAAGAAATATATTATATGCCAATCCGTCAATGTAGAATAGACAATAAACCAGGGTATAAATGGGGTCAACAAGGTAAATGTTATGACTACAACCCAAACGATGAAAATAGCAAGTATGAGGCTAAAAAGAAAGCCATCTCTCAAGGTATTGCTATTGGTGACTTTGAAGCGATCGCTATACAAGTTGCACTATTCAAAGGAACATATAAGTTTTCTGAAGTAGATTTAGCTGGTGGTGTTGGTTTTGATTTTGATGGTGTTCTTTCAACTTTAAGAGGACAAACAATAGCAAGACAAACATCGGCTGAAATCTATATTATTACAGCAAGAAGTGCTTCAAACCTCGGTGGTTACTATGGAACTGCTGAAGTATATAAGATTGCTGATAAACTAAACATACCACACTCAAATGTATTCTTTGAAGGTTCAAATCAAAGAAAGATAGCTAAAGTTAAGGAACTTGGATTATCTACATTCTATGATAACAACCGTGATGTTATAAATGCACTTCCTTCAGTAGGAAAACTATTCTAAAAAAAATATACTAAAATGGCTGATCAAAATATAAACATTAAGTTACTGATAGATGCGGCAGAAGCTGCCAAATCGGTTCAAGAAACAAAGAAAGCTTTAAGAGATCTTAAAACTGCTGCACTTCAAGTAGAAGAAGGTTCACAAGCATTTAATGATATTACAACTGCTGCAGGTCAACTACAAGATAAAATAGGTGACTTAGCTGCAACTACTAAATATCTTGGAGATGACTTAAAGAACCTAAAGGGTTTTACAAGTATTGCTTCTGGTATCGCTGGTGCATTCGCAGCCGCACAAGGAGCAGCTGCCTTATTTGGTGGTGAGAACAAACAACTTGAAGAAAGTATATTGAAAGTTCAATCGGCTATGGGTGTCTTACAAGGTATTCAAGCGGTTGGTGAAGTTTTACAAAAAGAAAGTGCTGCTACACTATTCATTCAAAATGGTTTGAGAAAAACTGCCATACTTTTAACATCTGAACAAGCTGTTGCTGAAGCAGCTGAAGCAGTTGCGGCTGGAACTGCAACAATAGCACAGAGAGCTTTAAACGCGGCAATGAATGCTAACCCTATATTAGCATTAGTTAGTTTGTTAGCGATTGCTACAACAGCCTTATATGCGTTCTCTAAAGGATCGGAGAAATCTACAAAAGAAACTGAAAAGTCTAAAAAAGCATCTGAAGATAGAACTAAAGCACTTGAAGAAGAAAACAAAGCATATGGTGACTTTATTGGTAAGGAAATGGCTGGTTATCAAACATTGGCTACACAACTTGCTCAATCAAACCCAAAATCACAAGAAAGATTAGACCTTATCAAAAAGATAAATGAAACTTATGGAACAACTATTAAGAATCTATCTGATGAAAAGCTGTTTCAAGATCAAGTATCTAAATCTGTTGAAGTTTATATTGGCTTCTTAAAACAAAAATATGCTTTACAATCACAAGAGAAAGCTATTGAAGAATCATTTGCTAAACAAGCTCTTTTAGAAAAAGAGTTACTTGACTTAACAATAAAAAGAGGTGTTCAACAAACTATTTTGAACGGTAAACAAACTACCACTTATAGAGATATTGATATTAAAACAACTCCTGAGTATCAACAACTTGAACAAATAGATAAAGTTATCAAACAAAAACAAAATCAAAAACTTGTTGAAGAAGGTGTTGTTAAATCAGCAGTTCAAAATAGTATTGACCTATCAAAATCTATTGAATCAAGTGGTTTAAAGATATCAAGTGAGACTGCTAAAACAAGCAAGAAAGTTACAGATACTGCACAAAAAACTGCTGATAAACTTGCTGAGATAAACTTAGAATATCAAAAAGCTTTGGCAGCACTTGTTGTTGAAACAAACGATAACTTATTGGAACAGCAAGCACTCCTTCTTTCTGTTTCTGGTGAGAGTGAGGCTAATGCTATTGCGACCGAAAGACTTGATACCGAAACTAAAATAACAGAAGAGTTACAAAATCAGGATACAGAGTTACAAAAACTTGTTGATATTAAGGTTAAAGAACAAGAAGCTACAACTGGTAAAACTGCTACGGCTGATCAAGTATCAAAGATTAAAACTACAATACAACAAAGTTCGGAATATCAAACATTCTTAAAGAGTAGTAATGATATTGTTGCTGGTATAACAAATCAAGGTGAGAAAGCTATTTATGATATACAAAAAGATTGGGCTGAAAGAAGAAAGAAACTTTTAGCAGAAACAACCAAAAAGATTCTTGCTACTGATGAATATGAAAGATTTATTCATGTCTTAAATATGGCTAACAAACTACAGGCACAACAAAATGATATGCCTGGGTTTATGGACAAACTTGCAAAGGTAGGAGAGGCTAAACAACAACTTGCTATTGAACAGGCTATCTTAAATAGTAAAGAAAGAAATGTTGAATATCAAAAAGAAATAAACAAAGGTCTTTTAGAATCTGGTATGATTACTCAAGAAGATTTTGATAGAGTTATAACTGATATTGAAACTGCCAATACTTTAACTAAGAATAGTATATCTCAAATCAAAAAGGATTTGATGTCTCTAAAAGACCAACTGGCAAATCCTCAAGTTCCAACAATAGGTGGCATTGATAAGCTTCAAGAATATTATTTAAAATACAAAGATAATGTTGAAGGTTTATTTGATTTAAACAGACAATCTAATCTTGATCAACTTGGTGCAAATAAACAAAGTATTGAAATACTATCTGCTTTATATGGTGAGAAGTTTAATATCATTAAAAGTGGTGAAGATAAGATAAATGAGATATTAAAAGATAGTGGTAAAGTTTTTTCCGTAAAACCTAAAGAAGGACAGATTGGGATATCAGAACTTATTAAACTTGATAATGCTAAAGTAAATGAGTTATTAAATACGCTTAATACTGACCTTGGGACAAAATACCAAGATATTATAGACAAAGAACAAAAGTATTTTGAGAAATCTACCTTTAATAACTTTACAAGTTTACAGGAAAAGATGGCTTTTAATGAAAGGGCTTATAAAAGAGGTGAGTTTTCATTAAGTGAGTTTAATCACAATAAGGAAATGATTGAGAAAGAGTATGATGAAAAAGATACAACTTTAAAACAAAATCATGAAGAAAACTTATTGGCTATCGGTGTTGTTTATGGTGAAAAAACTCAAGCTGATATTGTTAAGTTTGGTGAAGATAGAATAGCTGAGAAGAAAAGATTGGCAGCAGAAGAAGTTGCAATAGAACAAAAGAAGAATGACTATCTTATTGCAGCTGGACAATCTTTATATAACACTTTAAGGTCTCAAATAGATTATTTTCAACAAGAAAAGATTAGAGCAATGGAAAATGAACAAAACTTGAGAATAGCTGCTATTGATGCTGAACTACTTGATTTTGATAATAGAGATAAACAAATAACCGCTGCTGAACAAGCTAAGATTGATGAGAGAAAAGCTATTGAAGATAAAAAGGCTTTAATACAAGCTGAGTATGATAAGAAGCTTAGAGATGAAAAGATTAAGCAGTTTAATATAAACAAGGCTATGGATGTTATACAGATCGGTATAAACACCGCTGTTGCTGTATCAAGAGCTCTTATACCACCAGCAACGGTTATGATTCCTTATATTATCGCGGCTGGTGCGGCAGAAGCAGTGTTTGTGGCATCACAACAACCTAACTTTGCTGATGGTGGTTTGGTTATAGGACCAGGTGGACCAAAAGACGATATGGTTAAAGCCAATCTTTCTAATGGTGAAGTTGTGATCAATGCTAAATCTTCTAAGAAATATGGTAAGATGCTTGATGCTATCAACCAAGCTGGTGGTGGTAAACCTATTCCTTTTAAAGATGGTGGTGTAGTTACTGCTCCAGTTCAAACATTTAATACTGATATGGAAGATTTCAAATCTTTGATACTTGATATTGTGAATAGACCTATTGAAACCTATGTAAAAGAGAGTTCAATCACAAACGCACAAAGAAGTCAATCAGAACAAAATAGAAGAACTTCTTTCTAAAAGAAAACAAAAAACACAAAAAATATATTTAAGACAATGGAAAAAAGATTACCTACTTATAAAATCATAGTAAACCCAGATGACAATGAAACTGGTGTTTATGGTATATCTCTTGTAGATCAACCAGCAATAGAAGTTGATTGGATCAAACTCTCAAAAGAACTTGAAGAGATATTTTTTTCGGCTCAAAAAGATAAGCAAATGTTATTCGGACCTCTTTTGATTCCTGATAAACTAATCTTGAGAAGAGCATCTAATGGCGATTTGTATAACATAGTATTTGATAAAGATACTATTCAAACTATTGCTGATAAATACAATGAAACAGGTGATAACAAAACTTTTAACTTTCAACACTCTGATAGAATAGTTGATGCTGTTTTACTACAAAACTGGATTACAGGTAATGTTGATAAGTCACAAGACTATGGTTATTCATTACCAGAAGGAACTTGGTTTGGTGGTGTTAAAGTTAAAGATGAATCATTCTGGATGAACGAGGTTAAATCAGAAAAAGTAAAAGGTTTCTCTATTGAAATCAAGGCTGAAACTGAACTAATAAAAATGACTTCCGAAACGGAAGATAAAAACAAAAACATAAAACTTATGGACTACAAAACAAAAGACGGACTAACTCTTAGATGGGAAGGTGAAGCTGCTGTTGGATCTGAGGTATTTTTAGTTTTGGCTGATGGAACATCTGTTCCTGCTGATAACGGAGAATATGAGTTAGAAGATGGAACTAAAATCATTTTAGCTGATGGTAAAGTATCTGAAATCATTGCTGCTGAAGTAGCTAGTGAAGATATGGCTGAAGCTCCTGTAACTGATGCACCTACAACAACTAACGGACCTTCTAATGAAGAACTTGTAACTATGTTTGATGAGTTGAGAGGCGTTATCGCTGAACTTTCTTCAAGATTAGATGCATTAGAAAATGTTGAACCAACTGCTGAGGAAGAAGCTACTTTATCAAAAGTTAAAGAACTTGAAGAAAAACTTTCTGTTATCTCTGAAAAAGCTGGTGCACCAAGTATCAAAGTTAAATCTGACCTTGAAATCAAAAGAGAAGAGAATGAAACTTATATCTTAAATAGATTAAGCTCTTTGAAAAAATGGTAAAAAACAAACAAAAAATGATTAAGCTATATTTATAGCATAAAAAAACAAAAACAAGAAAAATATGAAAAATGATTTTAAACTATCTTTTACAGATAACACTATTTTCTACGGAAAAGACGCTGAGGGTTTCTACGCAAACGCTCTTTTAACTGGGTCATCTAAAAGTTTATTTACTTTGATTCCTAATGTTAAATCAAAAGTTAAGTTAGCACAACTTAACATTGGTAATATTTTACAAGCTGCTGATTGTAGTTTCTCTAACACAGGAGAAGGAACTTTAGCTCAAAAAACTTTTGAAGTTGAACCAATCAAAATCAACTTATCTTATTGTAAGAGAACTTTTGAAACTAACTACTTATCTCAACTTTTGAGACCAGGATCTAACAACGCTGAGGTTATGCCTCCATCAGTTGAAGCATTCTTATTGAACGAAGTTTCTAACAAAGTATCTGCTGATTTAGAGCAGTTAGTATGGAAAGGTAACACAGCTACAGCTTCTTACCCATTATCATTAGCTGATGGTTTAGAAAAACAACTTTTAGCTGACGGTGCTGTTATTGATGTTGCTTCTACAACTTTATCTGCTGCTAACATTATCGCACAAATCTCTTTAGTTTACAACGCTATTCCAGCTCAAATCTTAGATGAGGTTGTTATTATGATCGGTTCTGCTGGTTACAGATTCTACAGACAAGCATTGGCTAACGCATCTGCTGAGGCTTACTACATGCAAGACCACTCTGAGTTAAGATTCTTAGGAGTTAAAGTTATTGAGGCTAAAGGTATGAGTGCTAACAGAATGGTAGCTGCTAGATTATCTAACTTACTTTTATTGACTGACTTAATGTCTGACTTTGAAGCTGTTAAAATCTTACCACAAGCTGATGTAACTGGTGAACCAACGGTTAGAATGACTGCTGAGTTCAAGTTTGCAGTAGGTTATGTATACGGTTCTGAGATTGTATACTACAACTAAGATTAAACAAACAATAAAAGGGGTCATTTGACCCCTTTATATAAAAATAAAAACTAAATAAAATGGCTATATGTAACGCTTTAACAGCAGGATTATCTAAATCTTGTGAGACAAACTCAGGAGGTGTGAACAAAATCTATATTACTGATTTTGAGAACATAACTGCATTTACACTGGGAACTGCTTCATCTCCACAAGTTGGACAATGGGTAGAAACTATTACACTTGCTGGAACTACTAAGTTCTATGAGTTCCAAACTAACAAAAATGTTTGTAACTTCCAAGAAACGGTTGCTATTGATATGGTGGCTGGAACTACTTTCTTCAACCAAGTATTTACTTTGGTATTAAACAGAAGAGAAACAACTAAAAGAAACGCGATTGAAAAACTTATCGCTGGTCAAAAACAACTTGCATTGATTGTTTTAGATTCTAACGGTAACTACTGGTTATCTGGAGCATCTGAAGGTTCTTATGTAACTGCTATTGATGGTGGAACTGGAACAGCTAAGGCTGACGCTAATGGTTACACAATCACATTCACAGCAATGGAACCATTACAAGCTTGGGGTGTTAAACCTTCTATTGTATCTGCTCTTGTAGCATAATGAATATGTAAATGAATATTAAGAGAAACCCACCACCAATATACGGTGTGTGGGTTTTTTTATACAAAATAAATAAAACAAAATGGCAATATGCAATGCACTAACCACTGGTTTGTCTAAATCTTGTGATACAAACTCAGGTGGTGTAAATAAAATATGGGTCGGAGATTTTGAGCATTTGGAAAGAGCAAGTATAACTATTACTTCTAATGAAGTGTCTAGCTTTCTAAAACTTGTATCAAGTTCGGTTGACCTTCAAGACAATGGTTCTGGTTATCTTCAAGATCTTAGAATAACAGGAGATTTAACATCTTCATTGAAAGCAGGCGATACTATAAGATATTCCTACACAATAGGAACAACTCAGTATCAAATCGCTTATATCAGCACAATAACATACAACTCTGGCTTGAACAAAACTATTATAGTTCCTACTACACTTGTTCCTATAGCAGCAGGTCAAAGTGGTAAAAGTTTATGGCTTATTCCTCTTTTCTTTCCTATAAGCACGAATAAGAATGTTTGTAACTTCCAAGAGACGGTTGCTATTGATATGGTTGCTGGAACTACATTCTTTAACCAAGTTCTAACACTTGTTCTTTCAAGAAGAGAAACAACTAAAAGAAACTTTATTGAAAAACTTGTTGCAGGTCAAAAACAACTAGCTGTTCTTTTACTTGACTCTAACGGAGTTTATTGGTTATCTGGAGCATCTGAAGGTTCTTATGTAACTGCTATTGATGGTGGAACAGGAACTGCTAAAGCAGACGCAAATGGTTATACTATTACTTTCACAGCAATGGAACCATCACAAGCTTGGGAAGTAGACCCAACAGCACTTCCTCCTATTGGAATATAATATGTAGATGAATATGAATATGAAACCCACTTTGAGTGGGTTTTTTTATGAATATAAAAACGGAAAAGTAGTAAGATATATTTATGATATAAAATAAAAACAAAATATGAAGATTTTTGGTTATAACCTAAGCAAACAAACTCCTGATGTTTCACAACCTGAAACAATAAACTACAACCCTGACGGAGTAGAGGGGTTCTCCTTATCTCAATGGACTGACTTACCAACAATAAAAGAAGATAGAGCACATGAATATGTTAAATATGGTAGAGATAATATGTATCCAGCATATTTAAAAGATATGTTCAACTCTTCTCCTACACACCAAGCTATTGTAAAAACAAAAGCACAAATGATGGCTGGTGATGGCTACACGGTTGAATGGGACCACTTAAATGAAGCTCAAAAAATAAATGCCTTGAAGATCATTGATGATATAGTAAGAGACCTTGCTGATACTTCATTAGATTTCCAACTTTATGGGGCTTATGTATATGAAATCATTTGGAGTTTAGACTTCACAAAGATTGTAGAAGTAAATAGATTAGACCCATCTACTATTAGATCAGGTAAGTTTGAAGAAGGTTCTGTTGAAGAATACTACTATTCAAGAGATTGGGCTTCTCATAGACCAGAGATTATTGAAGTTCCTTCTTTAGATCCATCAAACAAAGAAGACCATAGACAAATACTTTATGTTCCAGTTCAAATGGTTTCAAATGAGTATTATGGTGAGCCTTCTTACTTGGCTTCTATGGACTGGATCACATTAGAGTCACAAACAGGTTTATACTACAGAAGTTTGATTGAAAATGGTTTCAACCCTTCAGTTGTTATTAAGTTTTTCAGAAAACCAGGTTCATTAGATGAAAGAAGTGCTATTGTAGACGGACTCAAAAGAAGTTTTGGTGGTGTTAAAAACACAGGTAAAGCAGTTGTTCTTTTCTCTGATGGTAAAGAGTTGGCACCTGAAATAACACCTATTGATGTTGCTTCTATTGATAAGCAGTTTACGGTGATCGCAGAACAAATAACCGAAAAGATACTTACTGGTTCAAGAGTAACAACACCTGAAATGTTTGGTATCGCTATACCAGGACAACTTGGAACTGGTGACTTCGCTATGAAGGTTCAAGCATTTGAAAGATTTGTTATTAGACCTGACCAAATGAACCTTGAAAGAACAATAAACAGAATACTATCTTTAAATGGATTTGATATCAAGTTCCAGTTGAATAGATTAAAAATAAACCCTACTGCATAATGACTACTTACTCTTGGATCAACCAAGCCTATTTAAAGGCACAGACACCGTTAAACAACAACATAGATATGTTAGAGTTAGTATCTCATGTTGAAACAGCTCAACTTCTTTACACAAGAGAGATCTTGGGAGAACTGCTTTATAATGATTTAACATCTAAAATACAAAGCAATACTTTGAACACAAAAGAAACTAATCTTGTAGATTTCTTGAAACAAGGTATTGCAAACAGAGCAGCAGAACTTGCTATTCCATTCCTATCATTGAAAATAAGAAACAAAGGAACGGTAAGATTACAAGATGAAACAGCTCAACAATCTTCATTGGAAGATATGAAGTATTTAAGACATGAGTTAAAGAATAGAGCCGAAGCTTTTGAGGAAATGGCTAAAAACTATTTAAACAAATGGTCTGCTGACTTTCCTTTGTGGTTAGAAACAACCGATATTACTATCTACCCTAACTTTGATTCATCATTTGATTCAGATATTTATTTAGATAACCCTTGTATTGATTGCAATCAAAGAATGAGTTATGGAAAAAATCAAAACCCAAACCCTTAAATATGATAATCTTAAAAGAAGGTTGTAATCAACCAGTATTTACTTTTACCGAAAGAATAGAAACTCCTTATTCAAATCAGTATTTTTTGTGGAAGATAAACAATGCCTTGACCGATGAGGAAATATTGTTTACTAATCAGTTTGATACATCTGCAAACCCTGAAAGATTTAATAGTTTTCAAATATGTGTATTCACAACTAATGTTCAACCAGATCTAAACAACTCAGTATTGGTGTTTACACAAAGTGGGCAAGGTGGTTATGGAGCGGATACTTTATCTCAATGGACTTATGATGCTTATGTTTGTGAAGGACCAATGCCAACTTCTGGAACACCATCTTTTCCAGCAACATTTTCTTTTGTAGAAAGTGGAAGAATAATAATGGACTTATAATGTGTATACCTAACTTAAAGAACATAAAAAGCTCTCTTAAAAAAGAGAATAAAGAAATAGAGTTGGCTCGTCAGGTAAAACTGATCAGAGAGTTAGGTGAACCTGCTGAAAAGTTTAGAATCATTGACGAGATGCCAATGACTCCTACTTTGATAAATGACTTTCAACTTGCCATTAAAACAGGTGTTCCTGGTAGACCACCAAAGGCTAAAGCAACTACAAGACCTACTCTTGGTGATAAGTATGAAATAAGATGGAGATATGATCTTAGAAGTGATGTAGAAGGTCCAAAGAAACTACCTGGTGGTAGAACTCGCCAGTTTTGCACCGAACTAATAGACGCTAATAGATACTATTCAAGAGAAGATATAAACACAATGTCCAATGGTTTTGGTTTATCTGTGTTTGAGTTTGCTGGTGGTTATTGGACACAGCCTGACGGTTCGGTTTCTCCACAATGTAGACATCAATGGCTAATGGTATTTGTAGAAAAAAAATAAACTAACTTCAATGAACTTATTAAAACCTATTCTATTCTCTATACTTACATTCTTTGTTCCGATACAAGGATTACTACTTTTACTTATTTTTATGGTGTCTCTTGATACTTTGACGGCAATCTATGTATCTGTTAGGCTAAAGGGTATAAAGTCTTTTAGATCGGCTCTATTGAGAAAAGGAATGACTGCCAAAATATTTCTTTACTTGGGTTCTGTAATGTTGGCTTATATGATTGATATTCATGTTTTAGGTGGTTCAACGTTTGGCATATCTCATCTACTATCAAAAGGCTTGGCTTCTATATGGACTTATGCTGAGATTAAAAGTATGGATGAGAATAGTATGAAGATCGGTAACAGGTCATTCTTTGTTATTGTAAAAGAGTTTTTCAAGAAAATAACAGGTTACAGCAAAGATATTAAGGATATTCTTTAAATAGGACTCATGATTCATAATATATAAAGTATGAAAAATGGTGTTAAACAAGGAACAATAAGAGGTAACTACAACAAATATACCGATCAGGAGATTATTGATGTTATTTCCAAATATGAAACAATAAAAGATTTAAGAGCAAGTGAAGACATATCATTCTATTCTCTTGCTCTTAGAAGAGGTTTAAGAGATCATCTTCCAGTTAAAAGGACTAAGGCTATGAACATAGTCGGAAGTGCGTTAGAGAAGAAGTTAGCTAAACAAAAAAAGAAGGAAGAATCTAATATTCCTAAGGTTAAAAAGAAGCCAGGTAGACCAAGAAAGGAAAAGCCACAAAAGGTAGTTGATAATAGTAAAGTAAAATCCATTCAACTATACAAATCTCACATTGTTGATGGTGTAAAGATATGTGGTAGATGCTTTACCTTTGAAACAAAGACGGCTAAATCCACTTTGTGTAAAGATTGCAACAAGATTTATACAAGAAAACACGCCTATGAACAGGATCATACTCCGTGGAATGTAAAGCAAGACTTTTGCAATACCACAATATATCATTATGAAAAGACATTTGAACTTGGCATTAAAGTTGATGAAAAAGTAGAAAGATATTTAACTCTTGTAGGTTATGGCTTTCTTTTTCAAGAACCTTGGGAAAATATATGGAAATAACTCATATCATTCTTATTGTGAGTGGGCGTTTCGTTTGGGGACTACACTACTCACGGTAAGAGTTGGTGATGAGGTGGTGGGTAGTTAAGAAGTTAAGAAAAAAACAAATATAATAATAATAATATATCAGAATACCCATATACTATTTGTTTACACTTTTTGCATAAACCTTGATTTTATAATACTATTTGTATACACTTTTTAACTTTTTTACATTAAATATCAAAAAGTTACATAAAAGTGTAAAGGGAAGAAAGATTATTTTATATATACAATATAAAATAACCAAATAACATGATAGAGGTAATACCATTTAACAAAACAATCTTTGATAGTTTCTCAGTAGAAACAAAAAAGCTTACAAGATATGTTTATATAAACAACATAGATCTTATATCAAAACTATTATCAAAAGAACTACCTATCTTAAACAAGAAAATAGCATTGAGAAATATACTTGACTTCTTAACTTACATAGATATAAAAATAAACCAAAATGATAAAACTATAATACCTATCAGTTCAGAGATACTTATATCTTTTTTTAACAGAAATAAATATAAAGAGTATATGAATATACTAAGTGAGTTAGATATCATAACAAGAGTTCCATATCAAGATGGAACATTCTATGTAAAAGGAAATCTAAACTGCCAATATAGAATACACAATGAATATTTAACAGAAGAAGATTTGGCTATTATAGTTCTTGAAGATGATAGATCAAAAGATTCATTTGTAAATGAAGTTGAAGGCTTAGATAAAAGATATATTGATACAATAAAAAAACTAAACATAAATATACAATCAGCTATAGAGGCAGAGATAAAACACTTTAAAGAAAATAACTTATCTATAACATCATTGAGAAATAGAATATCAAGAATACTTTATACAAAAAGAAAAAGATTTATTAAAAAAGGACAAAAAGTAGATAGAATATATCATTCATTCACAAACCTTAGTAGAGTAGCAAGAAAACACTTTAATATTCCTATGTATGATTTAGATATTGTAAACTGCCAGCCATTACTATTAGTTGCACTATTAAAACAAAATGGTTTTAGATCTGATTCATCATACCAAGTAGATTGTGAAGCAGGTTGTTTCTATGAAAGATTTTTAGATATAAATAAAACAGAAGACATAACAACAGAAGATTTAAGAGTAGAAACTAAAAAAGGTCTTTACAAAAATATATTCTTTGGATTCAACACAAATAGTAGATACAACAAAAGATTTAAAGATCTATACCCACAAACCTGGAACTCATTAGAACTTATATCAAAAAACTGCGAATCATTAGCATCACAACTACAAAATCTTGAAAGTGGACTATTTAATAATCTTATACCAAAAAAGAGTAAATACTATTTTACCTTATTTGATGCAATATATTTTGATAACATACTTGATAGGTATGAACTTGAAAACAACATAAAGGAATACTTTAAAAAATATGATATAAGAGTTGCTATTAAATAGCAACTCTTTTTTTTTCTATAAATCTACAAAGAAATCATAACCACTTGCTTCTTCTTCTAATCTAATCGCTTCCATTTTTGCTCTAATCTTCAAGTTCTTTTTATATTTTGCAATATTGAACTGAGATATTTTTATCTCTATAAACTTATCTGTTAGATCGCCGAACAAATGACCTACCATTTCTTTACATTCTGTAACATATTGCTCTAAGTAGTCTTGATCCATTTTTTTAGCTTTCATAATCTTTATTTTTAGTGTCTAACAAATATACACATTCTTTATTGTTTTACCAAGCTTTTACTATAAAAAGTCCATAGTTGAAAAAAAGTTTATTTTTTCTTTAATATATAAAAGAAAAAAATGGAACAATATGGAAAATGGTAATGGACTTAGAGGAGAAAATCTTGAGCAATGGTTTAAAGATAGATTAAAAGAAGGAGCTTGGGGCGAGAAAGAAATAGCAAAACACCTAACTAAAAAAGGCTGGACTATTCTTGAGATCTCAGAAGGACATTTTAAAGAGTGGGACATCAAAGCATCTATTAAAGGAGTGGTAAAAACATTTGAGATAAAAGCAAACTACTATGAAATAAAAAAGTTTAGACACCCAATGGTTATCATTGAAACAGAATCCAACGGTGTTCCTTCTGGACTTTCAGTAACTACTGCTGACTTTTATATCTTATACTACCCTTTTGAAGATTTCTTTTACATTGAAAGACCAGAAGATATAAAGAAAATGATTGATAGTGGCCTGTATCAAAAAGTAAAAGGAGGTAGAAACACACTATCTGTTATGTATCAAATACCGAGAAGTGCTTTTATTCACAAGAAATATTTAAGCTTTATGGATCAGTTAGATGAAGATACAAAATCACAAAGTTGGTTTTCTTGGTATGAATACAAATACCTTAACAACACACTTAACTTATTGTAAAAAAAATAATATAATAGATATGTATAATGATTGGATGGAGACCTCACAAGAGGAGTTAGATGAGTTTAATAACTACTATAGATATGTAGAATCGGTGATAATAGAAAAAGAAGGCTTAGGAGAAGGAAAGTTTGGAGAAACATTTGAATACTCTTTTGTTACGAAAAAAGGAATGTCTTTGAATGTGGTAACATACTATAGATTGAAAAAGAATGGTCACAAGAAAAGCAAGTCTGAAAAAGAAGTAGAAGTTCTACCTTTTGATAGATGGAAAATATGTGATAGGAGAAATAAACTTTTAGAGCAGTTAGGTATATAATATATACAATGAGTGGGAGTTGATGCCGACATACATCTCTCTAAAGCTTCCATTCAGCTTCGTAAATCTGTTATAATGAAGAAACCCGTTAGAAAAACTCTAATGGGTTTTTTTATATTTATTAAAAACACAAAAAATGAAACCTGTTAAAATAGAACCTATAATGTCTTCATTAGAAGATTTCTTTATGGAAAGTTCTCATTCATTAGTAATGAGTATTAAAGAGGAAAGATTTGAAAAGGCTTGTGAAGTTAGAGACAATATGGAAGATAAGATATTTCAAATATATGAACTTCTCCTAAAAAAGAACTTAACCAAAATAGAACCAGAAGCACTCTTTGAACTACTTCTTCAAAGAAAGAATGAATACATTAGAAGTTGGGAAGAGATACTTGAAGTGCCTAATGAGAGAAGAATATTATTTTAATATATATCATAAATAAGAAATATAATGAGCATAAAAACACCAAGTAGCCAAGGAGATGAATACTACACACCAGATTATATTGTAGAGATACTTATACCTTTTATTAAAGAAAAGGGTTATAAAAGTATATGGTGTCCTTGTGATAAAGATTGGAGTGAATATGTTAAAGTATTCAAAAGAGAAGGTTTCAATGTTATACATTCACATATAGATGAAGGTAAAGATTTTCTAACATATGAACCTAATGAAGAGTATGATATAATAATAACAAACCCACCTTTTAGTATAAAGAATAAAATCTTTGATCGGTGTGTTAGTTTAGATAAACCATTCTGTATTCTAATGAGTGCAACAAGTATACAAAGTAAATCTTTTGTGAAATCTTTATCTAACATAAAAGATTTCAATGTAATGATGTTTGATATGAGAATCTCATATAGTGGTGATAGACCTCCTTTTCCAAGTTGGTATTTCACAAGTAAACTATTTGAGAAGAATGAGTTTTACATATACAAAGAGAACCCAAACAAACTTTATAAAGATTGGGTAAATAATATAACAACGCAATATGGCTAGAAAAAAAGAACCAACATTCAAAAAACAAGATCTTCTCAACAAAATAGTTGAAATGTCCTGTAGTGGTATATCACAACCAGAGATACTACAATGGCTTCTAACAACTGGTGGCTTACAAATATCTTATTCTTATGAGTTATTAAGAGAAGCTAAGCCTATCATATTAGATACACTTAAAGATATATCTAAAGATAGATTAGAAACAACTATAAGAGAGTTAGAGCAAATGTATCTTGATGCTAAACTTTCAGGTGACAAGAAGTTAGCACTTGAGATAAAAAAAGAGATAAACAAAATCAGTGGACTATACAACCACAAACAAGAAATGGACATAACAACTGGTGGAGACAAGATAACCATTATTAGATTGGTAGAAAAAAACAAAGATGAAGATGATAAAAGTAAAGATTAAAGAAGATTTTAAAGATAAGAAGATCTATGTTGGTGGAACCTTATATGACTTCTCGGAAAGAACAGATGAGCAACTTACTCTTATATGGGAACAAAACCCAGAGTTTAGAGTATTCTTAGAAGAAGTTATTTCTATTGGAAGCGATGAAGGAGAAGTTCTTCTTAATGAGGCAGAGTTCAAGAAAACCATAAGGAATATAAGGAAAAAGAAGTAGTGGAGGGGGCAACTTTTTTAATATATACTATATAATAAGTAATAAAAATAACAGATATATTATGAAAGTAAACTATGATTATGAATGGCAGCAGTATCTTACCAACTATGTGGTTAAAGATACTGGCGTCCTTACAGAAAAGGACATCTACCATATGGACACAAGAGCAAACTCTAAGACATCACAGATTAGAGTATTCACAACCTACAAAGACCCTTCTGATAGAAGAAGAAACAAATCAAAATCAGTATACATTGAGATGACTTACAATGAGTTTGTAAGAGATAGAAAAATAACAGAGATATTAGCATGAGTATAAGTTACATCGGTGGCAAAAGCAAGATTAGTTCTTTCATTACACCATACATACCAAAAGACATTGAAACATTTGTAGAACCATTCTCAGGAATGTTCTGGGTGTTTCTTAAAATGAAACCAGAAGAGTTTCCTAACCTAAAGAGAATAGTCTACAATGACTACAACAAACTAAACTGGAACCTTTGGTCTTGTATGAGAGATCATAAAACTTTATTAGAACATTGTGATTCTATGTTGGTTCAAACAAAGGGCAAAGATACAGACCCACTTTGTTCTATGAACTTTTATCAGTATCAAAAAGAAGTATTTGATTCTAATCTTACTTTAACCGAACCTAACTTCCAAATAGCTGCTAAGTATGCTTATGTTCTTACACAGGTATTCAGTGGTGCCAACCCAGAGAAGTCAAAGTTTATTGATCTAAAAGGAAAGTATCATTCTAAGTTTACTTCATTCAAAAACAAGTTGAGAGACCCTAAGTATCAAAGATTGTTTGAAATGATTACTGATGTTGAGAATATGGACTTTGCAGATGTTATAGAAACATATGATAGTGAAAGCACATACTTTTATGTTGACCCACCATACTATATTATAGGTGAAGGAAACTATTATTCTAATCATAACTTTACAAATAGTGACCATTTGAGATTGGCTTATTCATTGAAGAATATCAAAGGTAGATTCTCATTGTCTTATTATGACTTTGAGTTGTTGAGTCAATGGTTTCCTAAAGATGACTTTGAATGGAAGAGTCAACTATTCTCTAAGCCATCAGCTGCTAAGAAAGGTGTTAAACAAACCAAGGCTGAAGAAATACTAATAATGAACTA